TACGTTGGGAGCAATGCTGCATCGGTCGGTCGGTATCCTATAGCATCGGCTCTCTTCAATTGGCCGGTTGGCCCGTCAGAAAAAGCTCGTTTGCTCTCGTGTCTCGATGTCTCAAAGATACGGATTGTCCGGCTCGGGTGGCACTGGCACCAGTCGGCACACCAGCCGGTCGAGTGTCGTCCTGTTGCTCTTCGCCGTTCGCTTCATTACATCGCAGAATTCTTCGGCAGATTGGTAAGAACAGGCGCCTCTGGCGACGACCCAGCGCCCGCAGGTGCTAATTCCAGGTCGCAGGTGTTGAAGCCGCTGAGAAGAATACGCGACATTGTTGAACGGTAAGAGCAGACGGGCCAGGTAAGGGTGTTTCTGTCCGCTAGCTTCCAAATACTCTTTCGGAATGTAATCGCGCTGTCTGTCAGGCCGTTCTCCGTATGAATCGAAGTGTTCCACGCATGGTCGGCCAGCAGCATCACGTGTGTCAATAACAGCCGTCCAGTGTCCGACTTTGTCCGCAGATTCGTAGAGCAGGGCGAATGGTCTCTTAGGCAATTCGGCCATTCCGGCAAGTTGCTTGTAGCGAAATACGGGTCCACCCAGGCGCTCTGCCACCTCTGTTCCCGATAGTGGTCGCGCCAGAGCGGCGTCAATGGGTCCACCCATTCAGCAATTCTTGCGCAGCTACTATTATACGCGCGCGCAAGAATGTCTGCTGTCACAGACCCGAAGGATCTGGTTTACTATAACGGCATTATCATCAATGACGCGGCCCGCCCAATTGTCGCCGAAATCAATGATATTCGCGCGCAAGCTCTCATCGAGGTGCCCGAAGAGTGGGACATGTCGATTGTTCGCTTCGACATCTCGAGCCTGATGCTACCATTCGCTAAGGCGCCGATGCTGCCACTTCAGCCACCTGGCGTCTTCAAGACCGCGCTCCAATGCCAGATGGGCACAACATCTGGCAACGTCTTTGCAGAAAATAGTCGCGGCGAGTATAATGACTTGTCGCTGCTCATCAGATACTTCAATTTCGCAGTCAAACAGGCGTTCATCCTACTGCCGCCGGCCCAACAGGCGGCGCTAATCGACACGCCCCAATTCTACATCGCACCGTCTGGGAAGCTCCGCCTCATCTTCCCCGCAACCTGGGTGGACGATACCATTGCGAAGCCGCAATTAACTTTCAATGCGCTGTGGACCCAATACTTGATAGGTTTCCCGTTGTGGCGCAGTGAGACGTTCGGGTATACGCCAAGCGGCGCCGACGCTCGCATCAGGATGGAAGACCCAGCATTCGTCGTCAAGCTGCTCGACCGCACTGGCCTCCCCATCGCATTCGGCTCGACGGTCTACGGCGTCGGCTCCGACCTCTGCTACATCGAGGAGATGTATGAGTCAAGGGGCAGCTTCAGTGCTGTCCGTGCCATTAGCCTGACGACGACGAGCCTACCCGTCCAGTCCGAGGTTACGCCCAACAGCAGCAGCAGCAGCCAGCAAGGTGCTACGTCCAACAACAGCGCGTCAATCATCAGCGACTTCCTAATGTCGACGACGAACTATACGGACCAGAACCGTATCGAATATCTGCCACAAGCCGAATACCGCATGTCGCACCTCATGGGCCGCGAGGGGCCGCGCCGTGTCGTCATCCAGGCTTGGTGGGTCGACCACTTTGGCGGCAGGTTCCCCATGCTGCTCGAGCAGTTCGGGACGTTCGCGGTCAAGATACTATTCAGGCGGCGATATAACAGCGGCTAAAAAAACAAGAGTTACGTGCTGTCGAGCTGACGACACCTTTTTGCGCACATTTAACATACGTATCCTCTACCATGAGCATCTCTGTTCAGACCCTCGACACTGTCCGCGTGGTAGACCCGCGATGCGACCTCAACAGCGCAGCCCGTCGCACCTACAAGATAATCGACGGACCTCAGGACGTCAGCTATGTGCGCATCTCTGCAGATGGTGGAGCATCGACGAACATGACGTTCACGGTCAACCCGCCGAGCACGCGCGTGCTGGTCAATCGGCACATGCTGCTGCAGACCAAGTTTACGCTAACATTCACGGGCGTATCTACTGCCAATGGTCAGCGACTCATCAATGCTGCGGGCCTCCCCGGTGGCACTGGTCAACTCAAGTGCGACGGCCCGCGCGCATACCCTCTCGCCAACGCGATTCGCTCTCTCCAAGTGACACTCAACAACGACCGAATGACCCAGAGCGTCAACCGATACTGGCGAGCTATGACGCGGTATGCTAACAGCTTCGACCAGCAGAACCTCGACCAATCGACTACGCCCACCTTCCTGGACCAGACCCAGCAATACGCACAGGGCGGCAATGGTTCAGGCTCGCGCGCGCCGCTTGGCGACTACACCGACAACCTCGTTGTGCCACCGCGTGGTGGGTGGGTCGACTGTAACATTCTTGCCAACCCAGCCGGCAATACGGGCGCCAACCTAGTAGCAACTGTTGAGCTGACCTGTGCGGAGCCCATCTGGCTGAGCCCGTTCCAGTATCAACGACAGAACCAGTCGACCGGGCTGATAGGAATCCAGAATATGACGATTCAAGTCGATTTAGGGGGTCGTTCGGCTGGCGGTCCAGGCAACGGGTCTGTGCCAATTGCTAGTCCGGTCGGCGGGCTCGCTGCGGCCCTCTGGTCGCATGACCAAGCGGGATTCCCCGGCGTCGACGACCCAGTCGACGGCGTCACCGTTGTGGTCAATGAGGCGTTCATCCTCGCATCATACCTAACGCCCGACATGTTGACCGTTATCCCTCCTGTCAACAGCTACCCCTACTATGAGCCGCAGGTCTACTCGCCGGCTGTGCTAGGCGCCACACCCGTTGGCGGCTCTACGATTCTGAACATGAATGCCGTCCAGCTCAACAGCATCCCCTCCAGGGTCTATGTGTTCGTGACAAGGGCAGACACAGACATGCGCTTCACAGACACAGACACATTCGCGGCCCTGCAGAATGTCAACATCTCTTTCGATAACAGGGACAGCATCCTCAGCAATGCGACCTCCTACGACCTCTACCAGATTGCGGTCAAGAATGGCACCAATCTTTCGTGGCCGCAGTGGTCGTCGAAGGTAGGGGGGGTCTTGGCGCTCGACTTTGGAGAAGACGTTCCGCTCCGTGCTAACCAGGCGCCGTCCCTCCGAGGCAGCTACAACCTTTCAATGCGGGTTGAGGCTAAGAACATTTCAGATGTGCCGCAGAACCTTCAATTGACCGTCGTCGTTGTCAGCGTCGGCGTCATCACCATCGCAAACCAGAACGTCGTCCGCTCGGTCGGCGTGCTGACCACCGACGATGTGCTCGCCAGCAAGGCGCAGGACGCTCTCCCCTGGAGCCCGTCTGGCGATATCTACGGCGGCGCCGGCGTCATGGACACCATCAAGTCCCTCTTCGGCAAGTTCATGCGCTTCGCCAAGCCCGCTGCCGGTATGGCTGCCAAGGTGCTGCCGATGGTGGCGCCCGAGTTCGCGCCCTACGCTACCGGCGCTCAGAGCATCCTCAACACGATTGGTGACATGACGGGCACCGGCCTGGTCGGCGGCAAGAAGGTTTCCCGCGCCTACCTCCGCAAGATGCTAAAGAATTAAACACGAGCACCCAGAGCTAACGAGTAGACGTTTTTTGCCCTCCTCTTCAATATAGCGAGCGATGGACATCTCTTCAATTAACGACGGGACCGTAGACACCAAGGGATGGCTCAATCCGACGGTCGGCACCCTGCGGGCCAAGAAAATCATCTGCGATGACATCACGCCAGGTGGCGGTGGCGGAAGCGCGTCGGCGCTCAACTCAGCGGTCAATCCCGGCGCATTCCCTGAGGCCATCAATACTGGAAGCTTCATCGGTGGCGCCGCCGGGTATAATCCTGTTAGCCGTCTAATTCCGACGTCGGACCTTTACGCCGCCAACAGCAGCTTCAAATTCGAGTGCTCGGGCACGCTCGAGTCGGATGTCACTGGCACAGACAACACCAGCCGCCCAATCTTCGGCATCATGGTCGGCGACAACTTTAACCAGGATACCTCGACGGGCCTTCTAGGATACACCGTCCTCGGCCTCGACGGCACTGTATTCAGTCAGACACTAGTGTGGACCTACAAGCTTGTCGCAACGCACGTGGCTAGTGCTACCCAAGGAGGACTCGCCTTCACCTGGACGTCAGAGCTATCACTCAGCAAGAACAATACAGGCGTCGGCAGCGCTGGCGTCATAAGGCGCATCGCTATGGGCACGAAGGACCTCGGCGTGGTGACACCAGTGGGGGACGGAGTCAGGTTCTCGATGTATATCGGGAACATGGACTGGGGAGGCCTTGACACGATGACGATTGTCAAGTATAACCATACGTTCCAACGAGTTGCGTAGGGCGTGTAACATCAGAGCTAACGAGCAGACGTTTTTTGCCCTCGTCTTCAATATAGCGAGCGATGGACATCTCTTCAATTAACGACGGGTCCGTCGACACCAAGGGATGGCTCAACCCAACAGTCGGCACTTTGCGAGCCAAGAAAATCATCTGCGACGATATAGAAGGTGGTGGCGGCGGGGGCGGCGGCTCGTCGGCGCTCAACTCGGCGGTCAACCCCGGCGTATTCGTTGACGCCCTCACCCAGGGAGGGTTCGTTGGTGGCACCGCGGGGTATGGCCCCGTCACTCGCCTAATTCCGACGTCGGACCTCTATGCTGCCAACAGCAGCTTTGAGTTCGAATGCTCAGGCACGCTCCGGTCGGAGGTTGGGGGCACAGACAATATTAGCCGCCCAAGCTTCAGCATTATGGTTGGCGACGACTATGACGAATACACATCCCCCGGCCAGCTAGGCTATACGGTTCTTGGAATCGACGGTCTCCTGTTCGACCAGCCACTCGTCTGGACCTACAAGCTGGTCGCTACACGCGTGGCTAGTGCTACCCAAGGCGGGCTCGCCTTCACCTGGACCTCAGAGGTATCATTCAGCAAGAACAATACTAGCATCGGCGTTAGCGGTGGTGGCGCCATATCGCGCATCGCTATGGGCAAGAAGGACCTCGGCGTGGTGACACCGGTGGGCGATGGCATCAGGTTCTCCATGTATATCAGCAACATGGATTTCAACGGAGACTTGATGACCGTCGTCAAGTATAACCACACGTTCCGGCGACTTGCGTAAGTTGGCGACATCAGAGCTAACGAGCAGACGTTTTTTGCCCTCTTCTTTAATAGCTCGCGATGGACATCTCGTCAATTAACGACGGGACCGTCGACACGAAGGGATGGCTCAATCCGACCGTTGGCACCCTGCGGGCTAAGAAGATTATATGCGACGACATTGAGGGAGGTGGCGGAATCCCGACGGTGGCCAATCTGGGATGGAGCAGCCTATTTCCCCCACAGGCGCCCGAAGTAGTCCTTAGTGGGCAGGGCCTCTTGTTAAATACCAGCATCTCGCCGTCAGCATCAGTCCCTGGAGCAGAGCTAGTCCCCGGTAGCACCTGGGAGCTATACGCCGCCGGCGTAATTACGCCAGTGGATTCAGCCAGTGGCGTCCTCGGAATAGGCATCAGCTTCAACACCGAAACGCCGAGCTCGCTGCTTACTGGCGTGGCCTGTGTGGCCGCATACAGCAACACCTTGAACACGCCGGCGCAGTATGAGTATCACGGCACCTTCCGAGTGTTGGCCTATGACTATGACAACTTCACGATAACAGTATCAACTGTTGGGAAGCTTGTGACTCTGCGCAACGATGGCCTTGTCCAGACCAATCTTGACACGTTCGAGAGAACAGCATTTGCCCCTGGCACCGGAGACGGCAAAGTGTCGGTCATACTGTGCGCCGGTGCGACCGGGTCGGCATTTGGCATCACTCGCCGTCTCGCCTATCTACGCCGCATCGCATAATCCTGTGTTCCACAAAGCAAGCGCCAAGAGCTAACGAAAAAACGTTTTTCCGTTATCCCTGTGCAGCTGCGGTAGCGAGGCCCGAGCGATCCGAGCGTAGCGAGGCCGGAGCGAGCCGAGCATGTTTTGCGCAACATAATATAAGAAATGCCGCTTGAGCGGTATGAGTGGATGCGAATCGAAGATTTCCAAGAGATTCTACCGACGCTCGAGGCTGAGGGCATCGACATCGACTGGTCAATCATCATGAATCTTACGATGGCTCAGAGCGTGGACGATTTGTATACTTCAAAGGTTGGCGCTCGACGGGACTACGCAGTATGGCGTGGCCTCACTCGATATCGCAAAGACCGCTCATTCCGTAATCTACTTCAGCTCGTTGCGCTCGCACATACGCCTATCGACATCCTAGACAGCTGACGAGGCCAGGTCCATCTCGCTGCTACTTGCTCGGAGCGCTGGCGTTGGCGTCGGTGGCGTGTCACCTTTTGGTGTCGGCTTGTCAACCACGGCTATCGGCTTGTTGACGAGGTCGATACAGCCCCAGCAACATTTGACTGTTTGACATCGTGACAGCCGTATGGCGCCGAAGAGGCCTAACACGAGCGTGGTGACGCCTCCTAAAATGGCAAGAATATCTGCGGTGCTACTAACAACGTTACCCATGTGCTTGTCACACCTATTAAAGGGTGAGCAATATATCTTGCTCCTATAAGATATAGCTACTATGGACCTCGATAGCCTCAACGGTGGCACACCAGCGACCAAAGGTTGGTTAAACCCGGTCTGTGGAGACCTGCGTGCGCATGACCTCTATGCTGACAACCTCTACTTGACGGGTGGTGGCAGTGGCATTCCAGGTCCACCAGGCCCACCAGGCGAGCAAGGGCCACAAGGTCCGCCTGGCACGAGCGCTAGCATCTCGGTCGAAAGTGTGACGACTGGTGCGCCAGGGTCAGCTGTCATCTTCCAGAACGTTGGCGCTGGCCCCTCGGCCGCATTCGTCGTCAGCATCCCTCGTGGAGACCCCGGCGTTGGCGAGCAAGGACCGCCTGGCAATCCTGGCGCGCAAGGGCCAGCCGGCATCATGACGGTCGGCACAGTGACGACCGGTGCGCCAGGCTCGGCGGTGTCATTCGTCAACGTTGGATCACCAGAGAACGCGACTTTCGACATCAGCATCCCGCGTGGCGATGTTGGCTCGCAGGGTCCACAAGGCGACCCTGGCCCAGCTGGTGCGCCCGGTGGGTCGGCGTCCATCCTGACGTATCACGCAAACACTACCACGCAGCTGCCAGTATCAACAATCGGTGACCTTGTCTGGAACACTGCTGGCCAGACCGACGCGACGCTAATCTACTTGTCGCATCGCCAGGTCGGCGGGCAGGACGTCGAGCGTATCCTCGAGATTGCGACGGTAGGCTCGACGATGCTTATCCAGGCCCAGACCAATAGCGGACAGTATCAGACATTCACGATGACCGAGCCGCCTGTGGCAACGCCCGGCCAGTATGTTACCTTCTTCGTGACGCTTGACGATACTGGCGGCGCCCTGTTTACCAACAACAACAACCTACTCGTCTCTATCGTCATCAAGGGCACGCCCGGGCCGGAAGGACCACCTGGCGAGGCTGGCCCACCGGGTGCGACCGGCGCCCAAGGCGACCCAGGTCCGCCTGGCGACGCTGCGACCATCACGGTCGGCACGACGACGACTGGTGCGCCGGGCACGAGTGCGAGCGTCGTCGCAGTTGGCACGAGCGCCGCCCAAATATTCGACTTCACGATACCGGCGGGCGCCGCTGGTCCACCCGGTGCGACTGGCGCCCAAGGC